GTGTCTCCGGTGATGTCGAGGGCGAGCGGCACGAGTGCGAGCAGCAAGACCATGTTGGCCCCGACCGTAACAGCCGCGATCTATCGCGAGGCGCGCAAGCAACAGGGTTGCGATCTGGCCATGAAATCGTGGATAGTCCGGGCGTGGTCGTGCGGCCTGTTGACACCGAGCAGCCCGCAGAGGGCTGCGTGCCAGGGGAGCCGGCCCTCTACTTCGACGACCCCGAGCAGCCCGAAGTTCAGCACGAAAGTCAACCGCCATGTGGTCGTGCGGACCCGGATCGACTTGCGCTGTGGAACGAAGAGGCCGCCGCCGACATCGAAGAGTGGCCGGACGAAGAGGACTGCGCGCTGCTCGAGTACCAGCGCGCGTGGTTCTACGACCGGTCGCAGGTCAAGGTCATCGCGAAGTCGAGGCAGGTCGGGATCACGTGGGCGACCGCATGCGAGGCGATCGAAGTCGCGGGCTCGCGCGCGAGCGCGGGCGGCATGGACGTGTACTTCATGTCCATCTCGCAGGACGACGCGCGGCAGTTCATCGACGACTGCGCCGACTGGATCAAGTGGTGGACGCCGCTCCTCGACGAGATCCTCGGCGCGAGCGAAGTGCAGGAGAGCGACGACTGGTTCGTCGACGGCGACGGCAACCGGATCCTCGCGTACCGGATCGACTTCCCCTCGGGCTTCACGATCTACGCGCTGCCGACTCGACCCGCGCGCCTCCGCGGCAAACAGGGCTACGCGATCTTCGACGAGGCTGCGCAGCAAGACATCGACGCGTTGATGCGCGCGGGCTCGGGCTTGCTCGCGTGGGGTGGTAGGCTCGCGTTCATCTCGACCTACTACGGGACGGACAACGCCTTCTACAAGCTGGTCCAGTCGGTCAAGGACGGCAAGCAGCGGGCGTCGCTGCACGAGGTGTTCATTCACCAGGCGCTGGCGCAGGGCCTCTTCAAGCGGATCTGTCGGGTCAAAGAGCGCGAGTGGTCCGAGGAAGCGGAGGCCGATTGGATCTCGGGCATCCGGCTGAGCGTCGGCGACTCCGTGTGGGAGGAAGAGTTCGAGGGGCTGCCGTCGCGCGCAGGCTCGAGCTTGATGTCGCTGACCCTGATCAACCGCTGCGCCGTGGTGCCCAAGGAGCGGTGCACGGTCGTCGAGATCTGCGGCGGCGCGACGCCGACGGTGTGGCTCAACGGCGAGGAGAAGGGCAACGCGCCCAAGCCGTGGCCGCTGCCGAACAGCGAGGTCACCGGGGATGGGTTCGCCACGCCACGCGAGCGAGCCGATCTGATCGAACTTTGGCTGAGCATGTACCTCTCGCCCGCGCTCGCCCGCATGGCGAAGACGGGGCTGAAGGCATACTGCGGCTTCGACTACGGCCGAACTCGCAACCTGTCGACCAAGGTCTTCGGCACCAAGGATCGCAACGCGCTGCGCGAGGTTGGGATCATCCTTGAGCTCGAGGCCGTCCCGTGGCCCGAGCAAGACGCGGCCGACGACTTCGTCTGGTCCAGGCTCACGACGTTCGAGGCCGGGGCTGCTGACTCGAACGGGATCGGCAGCAACTCCGCGGAGCGAGCTCGGGACCGGACCGGCGGCAAGGTCAGGATGGTCAGCATCAACGACGGCTGGCACCAGCCGGCGTTCCAGCGCGTGATCTCCAGCTTTCAAGCCGAGCGGTTGTTGATTCCCGGACACTTCGAGCCGCTGGTAGATGACCTCGCCAGCCTCGCACGCGGAAGCCGAGACAAGATCGTCGCGCCGCAGCGGATCACCAAGGACCGTCGAAAGCAAAAGCGCCACGCCGACGCAGCGTTCGCCCTCGCCCTGTTCGAGGAGGCCGCGAGTTCGACGATCGAAGAGCCGGCCCCGCTCATCGTTTCCCGACAGTACCGACCACGATTGAGGACGATCATCCTATGAATCCCAAGATCAACAACCGGCTCCGAGACGGCACCGGCCGCTTTGCGCCTCGCACCGACATGGCCACGATGCCCAAGCGGGCCCGTACCGACTCCCTCGCAGGAGTCGGCCGAGACGCGCGCGGCCGCACGGCTCGCAATCAACTGGCCTTCGGCTCGGGCTGGCTGTACCCGCAGATCGCCTGGGCGACGTACTCGCAGAACGGCGTGGTCCGACACCTGATCTCGCGAATCGCCACGCTGATGCTGTCGAAGCCGTGGTCTTACCACGGCGCTGACGTCAAGTACGAGTGGTCGCCGATCATGTCGCAGATGGAGACGCTCGGGGTCGCTACTGGCCTTCGCTCGGCTGTCATCTGGCAGATGATCTTCGGCGGTGCCGGGCTGGTGATCGATCCCGACGATGCTTTCCAAAAGTGGTCCGAGCCGCTCGACAAGGCGAAGCTCCGCAAGATCAACGCGATCGTCCCAAAGACCGCCTTGTCGTTGAAGCCGTACCCGTTCGAGCACAACTGGCAGACCTGCGAGTTCTATTACGACCAATACACGCCGAACGAGAACAAGCGACTCATTCATAAGTCGCGAGTGATCCCGATCGTCGCACACGACACGCCGCCCGACCTCGGCTACTGGGGATCTCAGGTCTACAACAGCTACACCGGCTGGCCGCCGTCGTGGATCGAGGGGATCTACGATCCGTTGTGTGAATGGAAGGGCGCCGACAAGAATGTGGGGACAATCATCCGCACGATGTCGTTGCTGTACTTGAAGCTCGCTGGATTCCGCAAAGCTCAGACAGCGCCAGCGAACTCGCAAGAGGTTCAAGAGCTGGAGAACATGCTCGAGTCGATCGCCGAGAACCTCGACAACGAGGGGCTGTTGACGATCGATGTGGACGACGAACTCGGCGAGGTCGGGCGAAACACGTCGGGCCTTGACCGGTTGCTGAAGGAGAAGAAAGGCAGCTTTGTCTCGTCGACCGGCGTGCCGCAAGAGCTGGTGTTGATGGAGGCCGTCGGGAACCTCGGCGACAACTCGGGCCCGATCGACGCGTACAACCAATTTGTCGACGGCATGCGAAGCGACACGCTGGTCGCTCCGCTGATCAGGATCACCGATTTGCTGCTAGCCATCCAGGCAAAGAACGACCCGTCGTTGGTGCCGCCGAAGCAGTACACCATAAAGTTCGCCCCGCTCGCCGAGCAGTCGGGCGCCGAGCAAGCGGACCAGCGCGAGAAGGAATCGGCCGCGCGCGAGCGCGACCTCAACCTGGGGATCGACCCGGATGTCGTGCAAAGCGACCCAGCGCTCAACGTCTATCCGGGCATGTCCCAGTATCGCGAGCGCAAGGCGGCCGAGGCCGAGGCAGGCAAGGCAGCTGCAGCCAAGACAGCTGCAGACCCAATGTCGACCGGTGAGCTCGAAAGCGCGGCGTCGATCGCCAAGCGGCTCAACGTTAAGCCGACCACGGTGCTGGCCCTTCGCGCTCGCGGTGCATTCGAGGGACGCAAGATCGGCGCGCGATGGAAATTCCACTGGCCGACGGTCTGGGCCGCGCTCAAGGGCGAGCAGTCGGCGGAGATCGAGCAAGAGATGGAGCAGATCGAAGAGTCGACGGATCGCCGCGACAGCGGGCTCGGGCTCTCGACGGCGGAGTATTTTGGCAGCGTGTTCGGTCGGTCCTCCGCGATGCGAGAGATCTTCGCGGTGCTCGAGCGGGTGGCTCCGTCGAGCATGTCGGTGCTGCTCACCGGTGAGACCGGTACCGGGAAGGAGGGGATCGCCCGCGGGCTCTACGAAGTGGGAGGCAAGCGCGGCAAGATGATCTCGCTGAATTGCGGGGCGTTGCCTGTCGAGCCGGATCGGGTGCTCGAGATCCTCACGGAGAACATCCAGCGGGCGTCGGGCGGCACGTTGTTCCTCGACGAAGTCGGCGAGCTCCCGGGCCCGAGCCAGGCCGCGATGCTTCGAGCGATCGCCGACGCCGGCAACGTCCGGATCATCTCGGCGACGTGGCATGACCTCAGCTCGAGCTGGTTCCGGCGCGACCTTCATACCCGGCTCGCTCAGGTCGAGGTCGAGATCCCGCCGCTGCGCGAGCGCGAGGATGATGTGGTCGAGCTGGCGACGCTCTTCTACAAGGCCTATGCCGCGAGCACCGGGACAGTCCCTCTTTCGACCCCATTCGCAAGTGACGCTCTCGCCGCCATGCGGATCTACAGCTGGCCGGGCAACGTCCGCGAGCTCAAAAACGCTGTCGAGCGCGGGGCCCTATTTGCTGGAAACGGCGCGCAGATCTCAGCTGAGAACCTTTCTCTGCCATTGGGTCGTCGGGCGTAGCGAGCGCTAGCAACCGGCTCGGCTGGTGATTGTTGCGCGCCGAGATCTCCGCTGGTAGGCCGAGCGGAGATGGCGGTGGATGAGCAACAGCAGACTCCCGAGCAAAAGAAGCTCGAGGACGAGCTGCGTCGTCGAGCGGAGCAACAGAAGCCCACGCCGCGCCCAGA